TATTGTCTTGTCAGCTTCGGTTTGCTGTGCTGCCGTTGATGCTTGTGCTGCGGATATCTTGGCGGCGTTCTGCGCTGTGACCGCCTGCTGACGTGCGGTTTCTGCACCCTGCCTTGCAGTGTCTGCCTGTGTAGCGGACGTTTCAGCAGATGCCTGTGCGGTCTCAGCACGTTTCGCCGCCTGCGTTGCCGTGTCTGCTGACAATCCTGCGGCTGTGGCAGATTTTTTTGCGTTCTCTGCCGCTGTAGTCGCCGTTTCTGCAGCGGTGACGGCTGTCTGCATATCTGCGTGTGCCTGTCTGCCTATAGCATCTATGCGGTCTAGTGCGTCAGCTGCCACACTTGGTAACGGGATAGCATTATCACCGATTGCCGCACCTATTCTCAGGCGGAATATGCGTGATTTTTTTACTAGGATATATTCCTGTCCTGACAGTTTTTTTTGCACATATTTGACAGCTGACTGTCTGCGCTGACCGCAGTATATCAGCCGTTGGCGTCCACTGTCCGCCTGTGATATCGACCTCATACTGAACGCCATCGCCGTAGTCTATCGTTAACACATAGCGGTCTGCGCCGTCTACTGTCAGCCCTTCAACCGACACGGGTCTAGCGTTCGTTTCGCCGACGTAGCCTAGCAGGGCTGTGCTTAGTGTTACGTCATAGTCTGAATTTAATGTTATCGTCATTTAATCACCCCTCTTTACTCTATTGCAATATAATCAACATAGTATGTTCCTGTTGGAACGGTTTCCAATGTTGGCCCGTTATTAGCGCCCATGCAGACGTTCAGATAGTACGACTTTCCCGACCCATTAACGTGAGTGCAGAACGTCTTGTATGGTGTTGGTGTGTCTATCTGCCGTAGTGTTGCTATTACCTGCTTTGGTGCAAAGGTCAGTCCAAGCGGTATCTGCATCAATGGATTCGCTTTCGTCATCTTGTACTCTACAGTGCCATAGTGTATCTTGCCGGCTCGGCTCAGTATCTCATCGATTTCCTCGCCTGCGTGTTGCATCGGATAATCGTTCTCAGTGATATCCTGTGTCAATGTCAAATTTTCATCAGCCATTATCTCGCCCCCTTAAAGTTGTTCTTCAACGCTCAGACCTACCGCCGAAATATCAGCACTCAGTCCGCCGTCAAAGGTAAATCCTAAATTCGTTATCGGTATATCATAGCTGTCTGCACCGTTGGTGTAGGTCACCACGTCACCGATATCAAAACGTGGATCGCCTAATCTGTGATACAATTCTGTTGTATACCATGAAAAGCCACCTATCCTGCGCCACAGAGATTGCAGCAAAGACTCTGTCATGTATGGGTTTTCAAATTCCAACACACGTCCTTGCGTGGTATCTGTCACACCAAGCGACAACGTTACATCTTCACCGACCTTGCAGATAATGCCCACGATAGCGTTCTGCCTTTCTGACAGCGTAGGCAGGTCTATTGTATTGTTATCCAATGTTTTCACAGACTTGCCATACCACTTTCGGACGTACTTTCCGTACCTGTCAACATAACCAAACTGCCCTTGCGCAGAAGCCAGATAAGACAGCATTTGCCGCATGGTCACGTCTTTTGGCACGGAGCTGACTTTGAAATAGAAATACTTTGAGTACAGCACCTTGCCGTTCTTATCTATCAACCTTCTGCCGTTCTTGTCACGCAGTAGCCGCACCTCTGTATAGTCATTGCCGTTCTGCAATCCTAATTGTCTGCAAATGTCGTCTTCAACGGCTTTATTCCAGTTTGGCATAGGTATGTGTGGTACATATGGCTTG